TCTTTTATAGGTGATTCTAAAGATCGTAATCTCCATTGTTCAAACGGTGGCAACTGTCTAACAATTTTACCAGAAAAGGCAGATACAATACTTGGTGCTAAAAATTTTGTTAATGTAAAATTGGTTGCAGTTCTAACACCTTTGGCTGTTCTTTTAACAACAGGAGCTACGAGTTCTCTTGATCCCAGATATGATATAGGTCTAAACACAGCGGTATTTACTCCTTTAGCTCCTAAACTTGCCGTTGTTTTAACAAATGGGGCTAGACCATATTTATACCCTAATTGTGTTGCTTTACCTACAAGAGGAAAACCACCACCAATTATTAAACCTTCCTGTCCATATTTAATTTTATTTCTAAGTTTTGCTGCAGCTAATTCTTTACCCTTTAAACCTTTTGTATCTTCAGGTTCAAAAAATGCAGATTTTCTTCCAGGTTCTGACACTAAAAAATCTGTAGAACCAACAACAGTCATACCTTCAACAGCTCTTGCCGCTATCTTACTAATTTTTTTTGCTTTAGTTCCTTTGATGCCTTCTATAATTTTTTTAATCTGTGCAGCTGTTTTTGTTCTTCGTATTACTTTTTGTATAATACCACCCGGCACAGCAAACTGAGTCATCAATGCAACAAGGTCACCTCGCCATGTTTCAGGTTCCTCTGGTTTTTTGTCTTTCATCATTTCGTCAAAACCCTCTAAAAAGTCTGTCCCAAATGCATAATCAAGACCTGTAAACAATGTATCTTTTAATCCATACTCTAAGTCAAAGCCACCTGTAGCCACCCCTTTTCTAATCTCATCAAGTATTGATATATAATCTTTTTCTTTTTTATCTTTTAAACGCTCTCTAATATCTACAGGTTTGCCTTCTTTTTTACTTAAAACAGTATTTAAAAATAATGTAAGATTAGGAGAGCCCTCTGTGATAAATCTTGCCATACTTTTATCATCACTAAAAGGATTAAGTGGTTTAAGATATCTTACAGGTTTTTTTGGTTCTGATATATTTTCTATGGCTTGTAAAAAAGTAGATTGAAATTCATCTAAATTTCTTATCTCACCTTCTTTAGTTTTAGTTTTTCTTTCTTCCTCTAAAGCCTGATCGGTTTTAAATCTTTGTAAAGCAGTATCGGCCATTTTACGCCTCTTGTGGTAATACTAAATTGACACTATACTTTTGATTAAATTGATCTACATCTTGTTGTGTTGCAATAGTTGCAAAATCTTCTAATGCTTCTGGACTGGCTGCTATTAATCTTACTACATCATCTGTTATTTCTTTTGGTAATCTTGCTCTTAATGTTTCAAAATCAATAGGCATTTTTGTTGTTGGTGCTGATTCTTGGTCCATGGTCGCTGGTGCCGTGCTCATGTCTGCTCCACCACCAACCATATATCCTGCTCTACCACCTGTAGCAAAATTTTCTGTGACACTAAAATCTGGTAATTCACCAGTTCTTGCAAATTGTAAATAATATCTTTGTATGTCTTCAATTAATTTAGCTTCTTTTTCAGATCCATCTTCTGCATAAATAGGTATGCCATCATTATCTTTAACCTCTAATAATAGTGATTTAATTTTTCTTACAACCCTTTGAACATAATCTTTATTTGACAACAGTGATTTAACAACTTCATCTGTTTTAGTTAAATTTTGTAATCTTAATTCTTTTGATGATAACAACTGTTGATCTTCTTTGCTTAAAGTTCCATCAGGACTGTCTTTTTTCTTTTGTCTTAAACTAAATATAATGTCCATAGTATTTTCTATGTCATCTGCTTTTTCTTTAAATGCAAAAGCTTTACCGCCGCCTTCTGCTCTTCCTTCTGCTTCAGCTGCTGCAATATCAATATTACCTTGTAACAATGTTTTAAATAAATCTGCCTCTGCTGATTGTTTTGTTAATCTTTCTCTATCTATATCTGCAAATAAATCTGTTGTTGGTTGTTTAGCTGCACCTGCTGCAGTAGATATAAGACCACTAAACCCTCTTCCAGTTGGTGGTGTTGATGCAAGATTCAAACCAAAATTAATTAAAAATCTATTTAGTGCTTCTCCTTGTGGTCTTTGCACGAAAGGTTGATATGCTGCAATATTTTCAGGTGTCATCTGTTCTCTCGTTTTAGTTAACAGATCAGGTATGTCTAATGTTTGAGAATATTTGCCCGGCTCATCGACTAAACCTCTTTTAGGTTTATCTAATCCTGATGTAATACCTTCAGCAGCAGAGCCACCCATTCTAAACATTGGTCTTTTTAAAGTTCTGTTCATATTATCCACCAATATTTATTGGTCTTGGGTTTAACGCTCCAAATATACCAGCAGCTGTAGAACCTATCGCTAGAGCATTCTGTAATGGTGTTGGGTTTGGAACATTTGTTGTTTGGAATTGTGCAGGATATCCACCCATAATACCTGTTACTTGACTTGCAAATCTATCTAATTGTTCTTGTGGTAAGAAAGCTGCCTGTCTTCTTCCTTCCCTATCAGCATCTGCTTGAGCTTGTGCTAACCCTCTGTCTAGCGCGCCCAGCTGACCTAAAGTTGATACATCTGCTCTTTGGAAACCAGGAATTGCGCCTGCTAATCCCATTTGATTTGCAAAATTTTGTTGTGCAGCTGCTTGTGCCTGACCAAATCCTTGTTGTAATAAACCTGCTTGTATTGCTGCTCTATTTCTGTCTGACGCTGCATCAAACTCTGCTAATTGCACACCCTCTCTACCGCCACCAAAAGCTCCAGATGCAACTGCTGCATCTCTTGTTCGTTGTCTTGTTTGTGCTGCTTGTCTATCAAATTCTGCAAGTGTCGTATCAATTACCTGTTGTTGATACGGTGACATGAATTGTTGAAAAGCTTGTGGTCCAGTTGAAGCTTGTGCTGCTTGTACAAATGGTTCAAATGATCCAAGACCTTGTTGTGCTCTTGTTCTTGCATCTTTTTCTAATTGACTTAAACCTACAACTTCTGGTTTTAATCCTGCTAACGCTTGTTGTCTTTGTTCAAATCCTAACGCTGCTTGTTGTTGTGCTTTAAATAAACCTTGTCTTTTTTCAAACTCAGCTTGTGATTCAAACTGTTGTTTTTGTGGTTGGGCCATTGTCCCAAGACCGGCTAAACCTGTTGTTACTACGGGTACACCCGATTGGGCCGTTACCTGTTCCGCTAAATCTTTTCCTAAATCTTCAACAAATTGTGCAGGTAAATTTCTAGTTTCTTGAATAGCCATTATAATACTTCCTCTAATCTTTGTGATGTTTGAAACATTTTACGAGCGCCTTCTAATCCTTGCGATTCTTCAGATACTTCACCTCCGGATTCGAGGTTCTTCATCATATTATACATAACTTCTGCGCCTTTGTCTACACTGCCATCACCTGCATTTCTAACAGCATCAGCAGTAAATACAAACTCATTCTTGGATAGTCTAGCAGGCACATCGTCAGCTCTTTCCATTCTACCCATATCTACAAAACCACCTGTTTCTCTATAATCTTTTTCTTTACCATCCATGTCTATCAACGGCATAGTTTTTTTAGCCACTGGTTCTTTCATAGAGCCACCTTCAGCAGCAAATCTTCTAGGTATAAAAGTGTATGGATTATTTCTTATATAAGCTATATCTAATCCAGGACCTCTGTCTATATCTTCTTCATCGTCTTCTTCTTGTTCACCAAATAAAAGTGGTGTCGCTGATAATGCAGCTATACCTGCCATGGCTCCTTTTGTTGTTAAATTTTTACCAATTAAATTACCCAATGAAAATCCTTTGCTAGGATCTGCAAGCATAAATTTTGCAAAAGCACTATCCTTTGCTAATAAACCTGGTCCAAATTTCAATGCAGCTAAACCTATAGCAGCTTTACCTACTGGTGATTTAACAATTTTCTTAACAGCTCTTGTTGCTTTCTTAACTAATTTACCTAGGAAGTACATCTGTCTACCTGTTTCAAGGTCCATGATTCCACCTGTCGTAGGCGCATCCATTGGCATACCACCACGGTTCATAAATCTAAATGCCATGCCACCTGTTGGATCTTCATCATCCGTGTTTTGTTGATTCTTTAATGCTGCGTTTTGTTCTTCTAATAATCGTAACTTTCTTTCAAGATCAGATTCTCCTGAAGGTCCATCATCACCTCCTCTATCTTGAGGTGGTCCGTAATCAAAAAGAGTGTTTCCAAACATATCTTTAACGGGGTTTCCAAATTCATCTCTTCTAACAGATTTTATACCGACTTGACTCATGTCTCCTGAAACAGATAATCCAGGTGAACCTCTGTCTTTTGCATATTGTGCAAAAGCACCATCATCAAATTCTGTTAAAGCTTCAAAATCTTCAAAAGATAATTTAGGAGAATCTTCGTAAGAAGGAGCAAAATCTTGATCAGTAGATTCAAGTAAATCTTTTAAATTTTGTGGTAGAGTATTGTATTTTGCAGGATTAGTTATTCTTAAACTTGATAAAAACTCAAGTTCTCTTTTAGGATTGTTTGGAAAAACATTATATAAATTTTTTTGTCTAGATTTTAAAATATTTTTTAAAAAATTACCACCTGATGCTGTTGTAATACCTTTTTTTTTAAAAAATTGTTTAGCTTCTTCTTTAGCTTTTTTCTCATCATCTTTTGTTACTACTGAAGTTGGTTTACCTAGAGCCATTGCAGCTTTTACCGCTGGTGGAGGTTCTGGATCTGGTCCCTTTCCATCTCCTTTGAAACCACCTTTACCATCACTTTTAACAGATCCCATATCTCCTTGTAACGATATTATACCTTTTGGTCCTTTGTTTGGTTTACCATCTTCAAGGCCACCATGCATATTAAGTGCAATTAAAACTTGTTTTTCTGGTTCTGTTATGTAAGCTAATTCTGTGTCAGGATGATCTGGTGAAGACTTCCATTTTTTCGGCACTGTTACTTCTGGTTGTTTACCCAAATAATTAGGACCACCTCCCTGCATTGCAGGTTTCTTACTACCTTTTTTATACATCTGTCTTGCTTGTTGTGCTCTAG